GTGTAATAGCTTGAGTATCGGCTGGCGTCGGAACAAAGTATTCAGCACCATCTGTAAATATCTGTAAGTTACGAGAGGAGAATAGGTGTCTAACTTCATTTACTCTATCACCAGCAATAGCAACATTAATTGATTCATCAGCTAATCCTGTGCCTAAATCAAAGTTAAAATATTCACCAATCCTAGATGCTAAAATAGCAGAAGGTTTATCTCTTACTCCACCAAACCATAATCTATTATCATGGAATGATACAGCTTGAGGATAACCTCTTGGTGCAGATATAAGTTCTTCTTCCCAATCAGCATGAGGTCCAGTACCCCCAGATACTGTTTCAATAATTGTTCCTGTAACTACAGTAGAAGAAGTATATCCTGTAATTTTAATTTGAGATCCATCTACCTTAATATAATGATTTACATACTCTGTTGTCCATATAGGAGAAGATGCTGTTATAGTTCTTCCTGTACCTGTAGCACTAGTAGATAATGTAACTGTTACACTAGAATCTGCATATTTGTAAAATGGTGCATGTGTTTTATAAGAACCAGATACTACTACATCTTCATCTATTTCAAAGGCAAACTCTGTAACTGTAAACGTTGTAGCACTAGTTCTTTTAATTTGTAATATAGGATTATCTCTATGTGTAGCAAAAACAGTATCTCCAAACTGTGCTAAATTAATTTCAAATATTTGAGATGTAGTCCAATTAACTCCAGAAGTAATATTAGTTTGTATAGCAACACCATCTGAATCATAAACATCTAATCTTCCATTAGATAAAGCAAAGATAGCTATTTCATCATTAGAAAATATAAAGGGAGCTAGTCTTGCAGCTGCTGGCAGTGTTGCTTTATACTCAGTAGCTGGTCTACGCATTAATCCACCTTCATCTAATAAATACCAATTACGACATTGTTTAGCACCTTCAAAGTATGCTTTAGCGTCTGTTCTAGCGTTTAGTAAAGGATTCAGCTCACCAGCTGAGAAGTTTGTAAATACCTGTCTGATTTTTCTGGGCATTAAGATGCAACAAGTCCACTACGACTGCTCCTTCTTTCAGTAATAAATCTATCAGTTGAAAGTCTTTTAGTTGTAGTTTCTTGTGCATCTGTATTCCTAGCTATTAGGATTTGTCTTTCACCTAATTGATCGTATTCTCTAATCATTGCAGCATCTCTTGCTAATGCTCCACCAAAAGCACTAGCTAATTTATAAACTAAAGCATGTCTGAAATATGGTGGAAACTTTGATTCGTCTTGTCTAAATAAATAATCCATTATTATAGTACTAGATGATCCATAACCATTTAGATAAATCTTATCTTCGTATCTAGAATATTGTAATAATGCATCATTACATGTAACTGCTAGAACTTGTAATACCTGTGGGCTAGTAGGCATTTGATAAGCATATTCAAATCTACCAGTTGGAGTTTCTGTCAATAAAGATAATTGTTGTTGTCCAGTTGCAAATCTCCATCTGGCTCTTGTTAAAGTAGCTTCTACTATTTCTTCGTAGATATTATTAACTGTAAGAGCTTCTGTATTATCATCTGTAAATGATGAGATAGGATTAGCTCCTATCATTACTAAAGCTCTACTTGCTATATCTACTTTAGTTACTGCCATTATGCAGTTTGTCTATAGTTCTTTGGCATCATAACTTGATCTGCATAAGGTATTTGAATAGAAAGATTTTTACCATTAATAGAATTAATTTTATATTTCTGTGATAAGTAAGAAACAGTAGCAATAAATTGTTTTCTTTGTCCTTTAGGATCATCAGAAGTAACAATAGAATCTAAAATAGCTAACTGTGTTTTAACATCTGCTATCTCTTTATCTGTAAGATACTTACCAGTAATAACATTATTTTTACTAGGATCTTGTAATTTAGTAGAATATCTGCCATCAGGTAATTTTCCTGATTCAAACTGTGATTCTTTAGGTGTAGATGATTTTAACATTGATGCTGTAAGTCCAGCAGTTGCTGCTAATCCTAAAATTCCACCAGCAGCTCCACCTTTTATTGCACCACCAACAGGATCATTTTTACTAGCAGTTCCACCAATCATTCCACCTACTGTAGCACCTGTAACGACTGGAGCTGCGGCTAATCCTAATGCTCCACCAGCAGTTCCACCAACAGCTACTTTAGCTACATTACCAGCTCTTTCTAATCTTTCTCTATTTTGAGGACCCATTTTTCTACGAGCCTTAACACTAGCAGCTCTAGTTGCTTCTTTTACTTTTGTAGTAGCTTTACTAGCAGCTTCTTTTGTTTTATCTACAGCTGGTTTAACTTTAGCTTTAGCTTTTTCTAAAGTTGGTTTTGCTTTACTTGCTGCTTCTTTAGCTTTAGTTTTTAATGCACTAGTTTTTTCACTAGTTACATTAACTGCTTTTTTTAAACCTTCTTTTAATTTCTTTTTTTTAATTAAACTTTTTGCAGCTTTTGCTGCTCCACTGATTGCTGCACCTATTGCCATTTTAACTCCTTGTTAAAAAGGGGGGTATAAAACCCCCCCCTATGTTCTTGTTATGCAAGTAATGCAGTTGTTACTGTTGCAGATGAAGATGCTGTTACCAACAATCCATCTACTACTGTATTTGAACCACTTACTACTAAGATGATATCTCCAGCTTTTAATTCTGGATTTGCAGATAAAAAGTAATTTGCGTCATCAATAAGTGATATTGCATCACCATCATTGTAATACCAAAGTGAATTAGAATCGCCAGCTTGGGAGATCTTCTTAATTGGATTTGATGTTTCATAAGCCATAATTTATCTCCTTACTCTGCACACTTCTGCACTCTAATACCATTAGTATCAATAAGAATTGATCCCATTGATAGATAAGATGTCATTAGGTGTGCCACTTTTTCAGGAATATAGTTTACTTCAGTTCTTACTTCTGAACCTACTCCTAATCCCATTGATGATTTATGCCAACAAAGAGTGTGTCTATCTGTTGATCCTGATGTGTCTAAACCAGAATGTACAAAGGTTAAGAAACCTAAGAATCTCTTAGCAGTGTAATTCATGCCTGAGAAAGGTAGTTCTCCTGAACCAATGTATTCTAATCTTGTCCACTGATCGTCAGATAATAAGTCACCCCATTGAGTTGGACCAATAGCCCAGTATCTTTGGTTGTCATCTGGAACATCATTTGTTCCAAACAGAGCTTGCATCTCTTTAAACTTATCAATGTTCATATCTGTAGATACAGTTCCACCTGTTGCACCAGCGTTATTTGCTAGTGTAGTAGCAGAAGCCATAGCGTCTGTTATGATTGAATCAGTCTTTCTTCCAAGAGCGTAAGCTGCATTGTTAGCGATTACTTGTCTTTCGTCAATATTGGTTTTAAGCTCGTCTAATCTATCCACATAGTCAGATGCATAAAAATCAGCGAGAGTAGCTGTTACGTTAGTGTGAGAAATATTCATTGCTACAACCTCAGCATGTCTTGCCTTAGATGTTGCCTCACCTGTTCCTACTTTTTGGAACTTAACAGATTCGCCTGATACACCATTAACTACACGAACAAGATTCTTAAGCTTAGCACCCATTCTTTGGTATGCCATATGTACCTCAGCTTCAAACTGGGTAATAAAAGCATTGTTTATGCTTGAACTCATAATTATCTCCTTATGTTATGTTCGTTGTTTATATCAAGATTATCTCGATAGGGCTGAAATGTTATCTGTTAGACAGGCATATCATAAAGCTATACGAGGTCTTTTTTATATGACTTGCATAATTTGATCGAAAGATCAACGCACAAATTTGATTTGTTTTATATTTTCAGTAGGAATTACTGTAGTATCACCAATATCTGTGTCATTACATGACATAAAAACAATGGTAGAATTTTTATTTTTTTCTAATAAATAGCCTTCTGTATAATTTATTGCTGGTAAATATTTCTTGGCTTCTTCTGGAGAGAGCCATTCAGCATGGCTAACAGCATCTCTCCAATATATTTGAACTTTTTTAAGCCGATTTTTGGTTATAATATTTTTCATACAGATCAGTTACTTTTTTAATATAAGCTGCATCTTTTTCTCCATCTTTCCAGTATCTTGGATCTTTCATCATAGCTTTAAGATCTAATGGATCTGGAGAAACATCTATTTTAGTTTCTGTATTAGGGATAGGAGCATCTTTAGTTAATCCCATTATTTCTTCTATAACTCTAACTCCATTTGCTGTACCAGCTAAGTTTGCTACTGTATCATATGCTTCTTGACTTAAGTTCTTCTTAGCCCATAAATCAGCTGATTGTATTCTAGCATCTGCATTTTCGCCTAAGATTTCTTTTTCAGCTTGTGCATTAGGTAAAGCATTTACTTCATTTTGTACAAATGCATTAATACCAGCATCAAATTCTTCTTGACTTAATCCTTTTGATCTAGCTGTTTCAGACCACCATTGTAGTAATGGCATTTCTGGATCAACATCTATAGCAATACCATCAGGTAATTCTGGTGTTTGTATTTCATATTGTTCTGGAGCAGCACTAGATATCTCATTAGTAAGATCATCTCTAATTTGTTTAGATAGCTCATCTGTTCGCATACCTAGTTTTTTTTCTAAAGCTTTATAAGAAGCACCTAGATCTTCTACATTAACTTCTTTTGTTTCTGTATTCCAAAATTTACTAGGTATATATTCTGGTATATCTGAATTATCTACTTCTTGTACTTCTGTATTTTCAGTAGGTTCAGTTATTGGTTGTGTTTGTTCTTCACTCATCTTTTTTCATTCCTTTGTTAATTTTTAACTTGATTAAATTAACCAAGTATCGTTGTCCTTCTAAGTGCCATAACATACTACTGGAACTTTGAGGAGATACAACTGATTTGACTGTTAATGTTTCTAAATATTCGAGTACTTTCTTTCCGTTAGGATCGTTAAATACAGAGGCGAATATTTGATCTAGTTCCGAATCTTGTTTAGATTGGACCTTGTTCTTCAGGGTTTCCCAGCTCATTGCCGCCCATATTAGCTTGTTGTTGCATAGATTGCAACTGGTTAGCTAACTCTGCTTGTTCTTCAGAACTTCTAATAAGTTTTTCTGGTAATCCCATTTTATCAGCTAAATATCTAGCTATTTCATCTTGTTTGACAACCATGTTTAACATCTGTGGTCCAAACGTTTGATTTAAAATTTCTGAAAATCTCATTACATCTGCTACATCTTGAGAGTGTTGAGCCTGAGATAAAGGTGATGTAGCTACTATTTTAACTTCTCTATTATTAACTTTAGGAATAACAATCTTACCTTGTTTAATTAATATTCTAATAACTCTTCTTAAAAGAGGATCAACAAATTCAGATTGTAATCTACCAAAAGAAGAACCTATTTGTCTTGACAGATCTCCCATTCTCTCAGCAACTTCTGTAGCTGACATAGGTGTACCTTCTGGTCTACCTAATGTTTCCATGTAAAGAGCTTTTTTAATATTAGCTCTCATGTCATTTAAAACTAATTGAGCAACATCAAATCTTCCAGCTGCTGGTAATGCTTGTAATCCTCTACTATTGGGCGCTACAGGAATAAGGCTTCCCGGTACGAGATTAATTGTATCAGGATTAATAACTCCATCATCTTCAAATGTATAGATACCTGAGATACTCATCTGAGCATTTTGTAATATTAATTCTACTGTTAAGTTTGTAGTCTTGATAGCAGCCATAGCATTAAAGACTGGTCCACGACCATACACTTCACCACTAGCTTTGTTCCATCTAAATACAATATAGGGATTAGATCCCACACCACTTAACTCTGTTTCATAAATCATTTCTTTATCGTTCATACAAACGACACAATACTTAAATCTTTCTTCGTTAGGTTTATCGTATAATTTAAAAACTCCTTCTACAATTTTAACTTTATCAGAAGGATTTTCTTCTAACTTTTTTAACATCTCTTCAGACATTTCAGCTTTAGGATAAGTAATCATAACTCTGTCACGTCTCATTGTTCTTGTTCTAAATACCTGATCTATCTTTTGATCTGGTCCATTATTTAAAACTACTCTTGGTAAAGGTACTGCTTGGAAGTTGACAGGGTTAAGACTATCTCCTTCTTCTACTAATAATACAGCTGTACCAATAGCAAGATCCATAAATGCTTCATGTACTTCTTGATTAAAATTTGATCCCCCTAATACTTCAAAAACATATTCAGTAATAATATCTAATTGTTCATTGACTTCAGGCTTAGCATCATCTGGTATTTCTGTACCTGATTGTAAACTAGCCCAACGACCAAACGTTGGAACTATTCCAGCTTGTAATCTAGAAGCAAATTCTTGAATACCCACGACTGCTGTTTCATCAAATATTTTATCTGTTCTTCTTTCACCAATAGTTTCTTCATAGAAAGATTCTCTTTGAGGCATAGTATATTCATATGCTTCTTCATATTTATCTTTCCAATGGTCAAAGATATGTTCTGCTTCTTTAAATTTTTTTAAAAAGGATAATACTCTAGAATCATTGTTAGAGTAGTTAATTTCTTCTTGTTCTGCTGTTGGAATATAAGGCATTAACCTACCATTGATCCTCTAATAGTTTTATCAGTTCTTGCTAAAAATGTTCTATCGTCAGGTAACGATCCTGATTCATAAGAACTAGCATTTCTTCTTTTATTATTTTTAGCTACTGTTGTAGAATCACTTACTGATGCTTTAACATTATCACTAGTAGTAGGTGCAGTAGTTGTTGTAGTTGTATTTTTTTTGTTACGACTACTTGCTATTGATGTAGATGATCTATTTGCAGTTTTATAAAAATTTTGTACATATGTTGAATAAGGATTCATTTTGTTTGCTGTATATTGAGATGTAAAAAACATAGACATTCCTGTTGCTGCTGCTGCTAATCCACCTAATATATTTGATGTCTTTCTTTGTGATTCATACATTTCTTTAGAAAGAGGCATTTTTTCTCTTCTAGATGCTTCATATGCTTCTCTTGCTTTAGAAGTAAAAACTAATCCTTTATCTGTTTGAACACCAGTAATAAATGATCCATTTTTTTGCATAGTACCTAAACCTTGTGATGCTAAATATTCATTTCTAGCTGCACTATATTCTTGACCATACATTTGGCTAGGAACTGTAGAAGATGTAAATCCTTTCGTCATAATTTCACCAGATGGTGTGTTGTAAACATTAGGTCCAGTAATACCTAATTTTTTTTGAGCATATTGATCTGCTCTAATACCTTGTACAACAGGACTTGTTGCTGCTGATTTTTTTGACATTCCACCTTTACTAGCGGAAGATGTACCACCTTGACTACTCAATTTCTTTCCCTTCTGCGTAGAATCCTCTACCACCAGCTCTAGAAAATAAAGATCTCATTCCGATAACGCCTTTAGCCATTCTCTTTTTTCTTTTGGCTTCTTTGGCTTCTAGATCTGCTTGTTCTTCTTTTTCTTTTTTAATTCTTTCTTCTCTATCTAAACGAAGCTGTTTCTCTGATTCAGATTCGGTGTATTTTGGTGTACTGAATAAATTACCCATGTTATAGATCTATTTCACGAAATTTTTCTTTTTGCAACGCACAATATAACTGATGTGGTGTAAATATCCACCATTTATTTAAACCTAATATTCTTTGTACATAAGATACACAACTATGTTCCTTAATCCAAGATCCCATAAAGCTAGGGAACTTNGTTTTTCTAGGCTTAATATCACCTTTTAAGACTTTACCATTCTTCTTTTTAAACATTCTAAAGATCGCATTTATCTTTTCTTCTGATAATACTTCTACATTCAAATGACCAAAGATATATTCTAGTAAGATCCATAGATTGTTTTCTTCATCAAAAGTAATAACTCCACAATGTTTAAAACCCTTTTTAAAAAAGCGAGTATCTTTGTGTCCGTCTGTATTTTCAAAGAAATATACTAGATACCTAGTCTGTTTTGCCATACGGATTTCTTTTTTTTCTTTTGATTATCAAAGATATTCCAAGATCTTGTTTGGATGACACGACTAGGAGCTTGTTTACCAGCCATCAGGCTTCTTCCTTCTCCAGCACCTAGCATTAAGTACTGTAAAGCATCATGAACGTGGGAATATCTGTTCTTCATAGGCTTATCATCATAGCGATCTCCTGAAACTTGTATTCGCCTATAATAATAACCCCCATTAAACCCCTTTTTTAGGTTCGTACAGCCATTATTAACGAGGAAGCCAGCCTTTCCATCTACCATTCTTGTTAAAGCCGCCTCAACGCTCTCTACTCGTAAAGCAACATCATTACTAGGAGCTGGTTTCGCTCTTAATCCTTGCTGTCGCAT